CCGGCGGGCGACGACGTCCGGGGTGATCATCGCGAAGGAGCATCCGGAGTCGTCCCGCAAGATTGATGCTGCGGTGGCTGCGGTGCTCGCTTGGCAGGCCCGGTTGGCTGCTGTCGCTGTCGGTCTGGGTCGGGCGACGGGTCAGGTGCCTCGCCGCATCAGGTGACTCGGCTCTGTGGGAGGTGCCCGTGCCGATCGACACGACGTCTCCCCGTTCCCCGGGCTGGTGGTTCTCCAAGCTGCTCGGCGAGCTCGCTGCCCGTCAACCGCGGTTGAATCGGCTCGACTGCTACTACCGCGGCGACCCGGATCTGCCGGAGGGGGCGCAGGGCTGCCGGGACTCGTACCGGCGTTTCCAAGCGAAGGCGCGCACGAACTTCGCGCAGCTCGTGGTGGAGGCTGTGCGGGAGCGGATGCAGCCGGCCGGGTTTCGCACCGGCGCCGCCGGCGACGACATCCAAGACGCCGATGCGTGGGCGATCTGGCAGGCCAACGGACTCGACGCCGACTCGGCGCTCGTGCACCGGGCGCAGCTGGCGATGGGCGACGCCTACGTGATCGTCGGCCCGGCGGATGAGGAGGGTGGCGCGCCGGTGATCACACCGGAGGACCCGCGGGAGGTCGTCACCGCTCATGACCCGATCCGCCGCCGTCGGACGGTTGCGGCGTTGAAGGCGTACCGGGATGTGGAGCAGGGCCGCGACGTCGCCTACCTGTACCTGCCCGGCGTCGTTCTCCGTGCTGGCCGCCGGCCGGACGCCGCGGCGGTCGGGGTGCGGCTTGACGTCGGCGGCTGGGAGTGGGAAGGGGCGCAGACGACACGGGTTCCGGCGGTGCCGGTGGTGCGGTTCGCGAACCGTGCCGATCTGGCGGGCCGGTCGCTCGGAGAGTTCGAGGACGTCATGGACGTGCTCGACCGGATCAACTTCATGGTGCTGCAGCGGCTCGTCGTCGCCGCGTTGCAGGCGTTCCGTCAACGGGCCGTGTCGAACCTGCCGGACCGGGACGCCGACGGGAACGAAATCGACTACAACGGGATCTTCTCCGCCGACCCGGGGGCGCTGTGGCAACTGCCTGAAGGGGCCGAGATGTGGGAGTCGCAACAGGTTGACCTGACCCCGATCCTGTCCGCGGTCCGCCACGACATCCAAGACCTCGCCGCTGTCACCCGGACGCCGCTGTTCTACCTGACCCCGGACGCGGCGAACGGCTCCGCTGAGGGGGCGTCGCTGGCTCGTGAGGGGCTGGTGTTCAAGACGCAGGACCGGCTGTTGCAGGCAGGCGAGTCGTGGGAGCAGGTGATGTCGCTGGCGTTCGCGTTCGCCGGCGACGAGGAGCGGGCCCGCCGTGGCGACATGGAAGTGATCTGGTCGTCGCCGGAGCGGTTCAGCCTGGTGGAGCGGTACGACTCGGCGTCGAAGGCTCAGGCGGCTGGTGTGCCGTGGCGGACGGTGATGACCGACGTGCTGCAGTTCACTCCGCAGCAGGTGACCCGCATGGAAGCCGAACGAGCGACCGATGTGCTGTTGGCCGGCATCCAAGAACCGGCCGAGCGTGAGCCGGTGTCAGCTGATGCCGCTACCTGACCGGCAGCGGCGGGCGTTGACCCGCCGACATCAGACGTTCCTTGACCGTCTCGGACTGCGGGCCGGTGTGCTGTTGGCGTCGGTGTGGGATGGCCTGGACGGCTACGACGAGGCGGACGTCGACGATTTCGAGGCACGGTCGAGGCCGCCGCTGGCCGCGGCGAAGCGTGTCGCGGTGGCGTCGAGCGTCGCCTACTTCTCGACGCTCGCCCCGATCCGTCCCGCCGCGATCGAACCCGGAGACGTGCCGGTGCCGGTCGAGACCCGGGAACCATTCATCGCCTACTGGGCGGCGCTGAAGAACGGACACCCCGTCGAAGCCGCGCTTGAATCCGGGCGGGGTCGGGCGGCGGCGATCGCGGCGAACTTCGTCGTTTCCGCGGCGCGTCGCACCGGCGACCACGCCACCGCCAGCGCCGAAGTGGACGTGATCGGTTTCGAGCGTGTCGCGAACCGCGGCGCGTGCACGTGGTGCCGGGCCCGTTCCGGCACCGTCTACGACACCGCCGAAGCAGCCGACTACGGCCACGACCGCTGCCACTGCTCCGCCGCCCCGGTCTTCGCATGATCTCTCGCCCCGCAACGGGGCACCAGCCACCCGCAACGGGAGGAACCCATCCATGACCGATGTGTCCGCAACGGACGCCACCACCACCGCCGACACCGTCGACACCGAAGCCGCAACGGCACCGGAGAAGGACTGGCAGGCGGAAGCCGACAAGTGGAAGCGCCAGTCTCAGAAGCAGGAAGAGCGCGCCAAGGCCAACGCCGCGGCCGCTGCCGAGCTCGCTGAGCTGCGCAAGTCCACGATGACCGACCTCGAGAAGGCCGTTGCCGAGGCCCACGCGAAGGGCCGCGCTGAAGGCGCCGCGGAGGCCGGGTCGAAGCTCGTCGCCGCCGAGCTGCGCGCCGCCCTGGCGGGCCGCAACGTCGACGTCGACGCGCTCCTCGAAGGAGTCAACCAGTCCCGGTTCATCGGCGACGACGGCGACCCCGACCGGGAAGCGATCGGCAAGTGGGTGGATCGCATCGCCCCCATCCCCGAGCAGCCGGAGAACCCTCTCGCCGCCGTGCTCGACCTGGGGCAGGGGCAGCGCAGCGGGTCAGCGATGGCGCTCAACGGGGACCCGCTCGAGCGGGCCCTCAAGTCGAAGCTCGGCATCACCTGAGCACCCTTCCGTAAGGAGAACCTGTCATGGCGATTTCCGCCGCAACCGTCACCGGCGACTTCTCCGGCTTCCTGCCGGCGAACATCGCTGCCCCCATCTTCGAACGTGCCGCCCGCATGTCGGTCGTGCAACGCGTCGCCCCTCAGATCCCGCTCGGCGCGAACGGCGAATCGATCCCGGTCGTCACCGGACGCATGTCGGCCGGCTGGGTCGCTGAGGCCGCAGCCAAGCCGGCGTCGTCCGGGTCGATGACGCTGAAGACGATGACCCCGCAGAAGCTCGCCGCCATCGCGGTCGTCTCGGCGGAGGTCGTGCGCGCCAACCCCGGCAACTACATGAACCTGCTCCGCCCGCAGATCGCGGAGGCGTTCGCCGTCGCGTTCGACTACGCGGCGCTGTACGACGCCGGCCCCGACGGCACCCCCTCCGGTGGCCCGTTCTCGACGAACCTCGCCGCGACGACGAAGGACGTCGAGTTCGGCACGTCGGCGCAAAACACCGGCGGCGTCCACAACGATCTCGTCGACGCTCTGAAGCTCCTCGTGCAGGACAGCGACGCGGTCGGTCGCCGCTACCGGCTCACCGGCTGGGTGCTCGACCCGAAGGTGGAGGGCATCCTCCTCGACGCCGTCGACACGACCGGCCGCCCGATTTGGACGGCGATGGAGACCCCCGACGGGACGGTCAACATCGGCGCCGGTGTGCAGAACGGTCGGCTGCTCGGTCGGCCCGCCGCGATGGGCGAGCTGTCGTACGGGATCACGTGCGGGTTCGGCGGCGACTTCTCGCAGTGCGCGTGGGGTGTCGTCGGAGGCATCAGCTACGACGTGTCGACCGAGGCGACCGTGACGATCAACGGGTCGCTCACGTCGCTGTGGGAGAACAACCTCGTCGCGATTCGGGCGGAGGCCGAGTACGGCTGGCTCGTGAACGACGTCGACGCGTTCGTGCAGTTGACGGACATCCAGACGTCCTGAACCAAGAGACCCCGGACCGGTCCAGGCTGGTCCGGGGTCACCTGCTGTTGGAGGTGGCATGTGGCTGCTCTCGCGACCATCGTCGATCTTCAGCAGCGGGTCGCCATCGACCTGAACGACGGGACCGTGAAGGCCCGCGCCGTCGCCCTGTTGGACGACGCGTCGGCGGCGGTGCGTGCCGCAGCCGGTGGTCAGGTCATCTCGTCGGTGGCGAACGACTCGGTGAAGATCGTTCCACAGTGCGGCATCGTCCGCCTCCCGCAGATCCCGGTGACGGCTGTGGATTCGGTTGTGGACAAGGACGCTGCGGCGCTCGACTTCACCTGGTATCAGGTTGACGGCGGCGGGACCGAGATCACGCTCACGTCGGCTGAGGTGTACCGGTTTGACTACGAGTACCCGTGGCGCACCCCGCTGGCTCCGGTCACCGTCGTCTATGACCACGGCTACGACCCGGTCCCGGACGACATCGTCGCCCTGGTGTGTCAGGTGGCGGCGCGGGCGTTGGGTC